ACACCTACCAGCTGACCGGCACCCCTGCCGTGCGTCCTGAGTACTACATCCGTGAGCGTCGTGTGGTTCGTGCTGAAATCACCGTTGAGCGTGTTGTTAACCTGGTGGGCCTGGGATCCACCGGTCTGATCGGTTCGGGAGCTATGGTTACCGACATCCTGTCCTGATTAGGAATAGGAACTCAAGGAGGTAATCACCATGGCTATTCTAAGACCAATCACTAAGGCGCAGTACGAAGTTTCCTTCTCTGCGCTGGGTGGACCGACCTTCACATCGGTCTTTACAAAATTCAGTGGGGTCAATGATTCCTCAGATAGCAGCACCTACGCTAATGGTACAGGCAACCGCCTCTATCACGTTGTGGGTCCACGGACCGCAGACAACGTAACCATCACTGCCCCTTACGATCCGATTATCTTTAAGCAGCTTGAGCAATTCTGGCTGACTTACAACTGTAATCCGATCACAGTGACCGTAACTCCCCGGGATTGTATTGGTGCTGGTTCAGCACCTACCGGTGGACAGTATGTCATGTATGAGTGCCAGTTTGTCTCTATCACCACTGCTGACGTGGATCGCGAAAGCGGCGACGTTCAGGAGATCGAGGTAGAGCTAACGGTTAACTACTGGGAGAGAACCTGATTCGGTTCAAACTCACGCCCCGGCTTCGGCCGGGGTTTTTTATTGGTAAGTAGGGTAAAAGCCTAATAACAGTATTTAAGTCGCGGCATGAGTAAAACGACCTTTAGTTCAGGCGTTATTGTTACTAGCCAATGGTTGAACGGAGCTCAGCAAATCTACTTCGATGGGCAGGACCTTGACTGGCACTATGACCCCCTGGGGCTAAGCTCCTTAATTACCGCTGGCCCAGACGGAATCGACTCAAGGTATATTACGTTGGGCTCCAACCAACCGACCATGAGTGTTAGTGGTCTATACGTCTCTGGTAACCCCATCAGCGGTGGAAAGGTTGTAACCGGCTATTGGAACTTCGGCTATGACCCTGTCATAGTTGAAAACCCTGCCAACGATATTACTACGGCCCCAAAAAGCTATACCACTAACGAAAAATATCAGTACGCTTCCGGGATCCCTACTCCCACTCTCCCCCAGAAGCTCCAGGCAATGGACGATGCGGACCTCATCACTAAAGAGATCCTGCAAGAACAACTTGACCGTATTCAGGCCCTTCTGTACGTAGATGACGGTGTTTACTACTCAACTACCGACCCTGGCTGCTACAACTACTCCGTAACAGGTGGCTCCGACCAGGTATGCCCGCTGTGATGAGGTCTTATCGTGCCTAGATACTCCCCCCTACCTTCCGTATCAATTGACCCTAGAAATGAGGCTCAGCTAGTTCAGGATGCCTCTCAAGTTGTCTATAATGCTTCGGGTCAAACACTCAACGATTTCAGTGCCGGTAACCCCCTAGCAGCTCTGCTGGAGGGGCAAGCGTTCGCTCAGGGGGAGTTCCTCTACTGGGCAAATAAGCTCCCGCAAAAAATTCTGCTGGAGTGGATTGGTCCCTTTCTTGGCGCTATGCGCCGCCTCGGTAGCCCCGCTATTGCAAGGGTCTTCATCGAGGTGCCAGCCAACGCCTTAGCCACCACTATTCCTGCGGGAACTGCGTTTACAACTGACCCTAATAAGACAGATGGTCAGTCCTATACCTTTGTAACTGAGTCTGACGCAATTATCCCTGCCGGTGAAACAACAGCGTTTTTGAATGTTGTCTCTCAATATGTTGGCTCTCTGTACAATGTACCCCAAAATTCGATAACAGGGATTTCCGCAGTCAACGTTAGAATCAATGCCGCCACTAATCCTCGGCCTGCGGTTGGTGGAAGCGATGTGGAGACTTACGACGAAGTTCAAGAAAGATTTTTCACTCTAATTAGGCGTCGAAACCCAGTCAGCGCCCAAGACTGGAAGGATCTCTTTGTAGATCTATACGGGGTGGGCACGCAAACCTCTGTTCAACCCAACCGAGCAACAGACGTAGACTATAACTACCTGACTGACTATCTTCTACCTAACGGTCAAGTAGCTTTCTTTGTTTTGGGTCCCGGGGGAGTAGAACTCACGACGGAACAACTGAGACGTGGACAAAATGTTGTGAACTTCTCCGTACCTGTTCAAGGACAGGGACACCTCTACCCCACCACGGTGAGTCAAGTTCAGTACAACATCACCCTGACTGTGAACGCCAACGGTACATTTGGAGAAAACCTTCGTAACAGCTCGCTGGATTTTAGAGATCGCCTTTACCAAGTCCTTCAGCCAGGTACGGTATTCCCTGCTTCCCTCAACCCTTCGGTGGGGGATGTAAATGCCGCATTCTATTCAACTTTCCCGGAGTCTATCCGGTTCAACGATCCAATTGTTGAGAATGCTGTCGCATACAACACTCCCCCGCAACTAGCCCCCCGTGGAGCCACGTATACCCAGGTTTATCAGTTTGAGCCTAAGGAGTTCCTGCTAAATAAGGATGACCTTGTAAGTACAACTCTCCCCCTTCCTCAGTTCTTCCCGGTTCTGGCGTCATTCACGCCGACTTCTTCGGCTAAGAGGGACCAACCGATTTACGAAAACCTTCAGCTCACTCAGATTAAGTTGTTATCGCCCGGTCAATTCTACCAGGGTGACTTAGTTTTCTGGAGCGCTGAATACGGGGGAGATAACGAACTTCACGTGGTACTTCAGAACGTTTCCCTAACAACCCCGAGTGACATCACCCGGGCCTACACTCTGGGCCAGATTTCAGCAGCCAAAGCCTACAGAAACTGGGTTGTAGGGGATACTTACGTTCAGTCCGTAGGTCAAGTCTATAACCCAGATATTGTCGAATACGACTATGAGGCCGATGAGTTTGTTCCACAAGAGTATCCCACTGTAGCTCTCAACAAGCGGCCAGGAGCACTCGCCTGGATCGTGAACCAGGACTTTGTTCTCCGGGAGTCAACAAATGACCTGACGGGAGCTTCCACGGCCGGGCTAATTGACTCTGCCCCAATAACCCCTCAGCCCTTATCTCCTCAAACTTCTTACACTGCCGGGACCTGGGTTCAAACCCTCCAAGTTGGCTCGGGCCCCAACCCGGTGGCTGACCCTTACTACTACTATGTAGACATCTCCAAAGGGGCCATTGTGAAGTATGCCTATGTGGAAAAAGACTTCACTTACACCCTGAATAACAAGACCGTTAGTGAGTACTTTGATCAACTCGTGGAAGAGGGAATCCTCAAGGAGATTGATGTTCAGGTATCGGACAACGGTTTGCCCATCGTGCTCTATAAACCCCGTTTCCCCGTGGGGCAGTACTTGGAGTACCGTGAAAACACAGAGGAAGCGCCCACTTACGTTATAGCCGCTACCTACTTTACGCCTACCAGTACCATCCTTCAGGATCTCATTGACCAAAAGTTGGTAATTGAGTTGGCTACAAGCCCATCAGAAAGGGACCGGTTGTCTTTGGAAGTTAACCGAGGGACCGTTAAGAGTCCGGTCAGAATGTTTACCTTTTTCAGGGGAGATAGAACGTTCTTCCGGCAAAATACCACCGTTGTCTCCTACACGGCTACTACCAACGTTACGCCTCTCTTCGAGTTTTCCATTTACTTGGAGAACGGAACTTTCGTGGAAACTTCCAAGTCGACTCCTTCTCAATACTACCGACAGTCTTACGTACCCTACTTCAGCCCTGCTTATGCCCAGTATGCTGAGGACACCGTCTTGGCGGTGAGTGATAGAAACATGTACCGAGTCATGAGGGCTTTTACTCCTTCCCCTACAGTGGTAGACTGGACCGGTACCCAGGTGGTAAATACCTCCCGCATCCAAGAATATGCAGGTAACTTGCTTCGCTACGTTCGAGAGTATACTTGTGATGAGGATATTCTCCCTCAACTTGGTCGAGTAACCTCAGCCACTAAGCTAGGGGTCGCCGACATTACCCTAATCACGAAGAGCACCGGTCAACTTACCAATGCTTTCCCCCGCAGCAAGTTTGTATGGGAAAACACAACTTCGTTTAATGAAGTTCCCCAACTCTCGTGGTTCACGGGAACAACTTACCAGTACTCTCCCCCTAACTATGAAGGAGGAACACTCAATCTATGATTACTCCACTGAATGGAGGAGTCGTTGACATCAAATCCTCCCGAGGGGTCCTTGCTTCTGGGACCCTGTACTCACCTCAGTACATAAAGGTTAAAGACCTGGAATTAAGACCCACGGAGTGGGTTCCAGGGGGCCGACCCATTTACCGTCGCTTACCTTCATCTTGTCAAACATACCAGGTTGACTTTTTCGCGGACGGTGAAGTGGGGTATGTTTATCTACCCTTCGGCGAAGGCATGTTTGGCCCAACCTCCCTTGAGGTAGTTAGCTCTGACAATCGAGAGAGCTTAATCATAAAGAGTGGTATTATAGTGTGGGAAAAAGGTAGGTCCGAAATGGACGCTGCCATCTTAAATATCAAGGATATTGATCTGGGGAGCGGTAAGTATTTTCTGGGCTATGAGTTAGTTTACGATGACTCACCTAGGGATCTTCAATACTCTGTTTCAGACTACTCCCTAGACGGAGTACCCCTTACCTTGACTGCTAGTACGGGTTCTGATTTTGGGTGGAGATTCCCCCCTAAGAACGCCTTTGTACCGGAGACTGATCTATTCTGGAAAAATTTTGATACTTTACTTCCAGATTATGCTCAGCCAGCGGAGTCGTACTTGAGGTGGCAGTCAGAGAAACCAAGTGCTCTTTCGGCCATTCGAGTTAACCTGCCACCCCAGACCGTAATGCCCCCTACGGTAGAGGCTACTTTATCATACGGTGCAGGCTCGAAATGGGTTCCCGCAGCTTCAGCAAAACTCACTATGGGTGAGGGGCAGAACTTCTTCCTCTTTGAAGTAGATGCCCCCACATTTCAGGACTCGTGGCAGGTGTCTTGGGCATCAGAGGACGGTTCACCTTATCTCGAAGTTTCAGTGGAGAGTATTGAAGTTTCCGGGGTGATAACTTTGTCTAGAAAACCTGTCACTCCCTCTATAAATACATCCCTCGTTATCTACCCTGAGAACACGGTGCCTTCCGGAAAAACCTACTGTCATCTGGCAATGGTCGATATCAACTCTTCTTTTGAAGTTACTGATATACAAGATGAGCGTAATATTATCCACCGAGACTACACTCCAGTGGCAGACTGGCTGACTAAGCCCTGGGACGACAACTTAACCAATCTGTATGAGCAAGTGTCTGACTATGCTAACTTGTGGATGTCTGCCCCCAGTTGTATGAACTTTGAGTACGAAAACCTCACGAAATACGGTATACAGGTGACCTAAATGACTTTTGAAACCCCCAGCTTCAACATCGAGGAGTTTGAGCTCAGATCTCAGCTCGATCCCTACCTTAGTAACGAGCAGTCTCGGGCTGTAACGGAGGTCAGGAGGCGTGTAAATGGCCAACTTGATTGGGTTGCTCAACTTTTAGGGTGGAGTGGAGATAACTACTGGAAAAACCTGGCTCGCACAGTAAGCGAGAAGCGTCAACTACTGGCGGGAAGCTACGGGGTGTTCAACAGCTTTACGATCCCGCAAGTACTGGGTGCGGACAGCACAGACGACTATTTACTCGTAAAGTACGTAGAGGGGCTAAGGGAAGGGCAAACCTGCTACCTGGGCGATAAAACAGCGACAATCGAACAGATAGAGGAGCAAGGTGATACCCTGGTTCTTCACCTGACTAACACCGACTCGGGTTTTTATGACGGGTTTCAGGAGAACGCACAGCTCAAGATAGATAGCCGAGAAAATAGACCCGCCCCGTTCGTCCGTCCTGAGCCCGGAGTATCGGCAGATACGGCCTTCTCATGTGCTGCTGAGAACGGAACCCTGGTTCTGTACCCCTACTGGGACAGACAACACACCGTACCCTATAAGTACAACATACTTATCCCCGGTTCTCGATATTTCTTCGACCAGCCGGTTTATTTTTCGGCTTCTAACGCCCCCTTAGAACCTTTTGTAGAAACCCAGTACGACCCGATTGAGTTAAGGTGGTACATAGATTTACCTAACGACGTTGCCGGAGGGAGATCTGGATCCACTGGCTACCTGGTATGGCCCTACTCAAATCGTAGCGTACAGACTGATGTCGTCTGCGAAGTAACGTTGTACAACTGGGTTGACCCTTCGGACTGGAACAACTACGAAGTTTTGTCAAATTACACTGGGGCTTGGGGGAACAAGGGAGGTGTGCTACCTTTCAACCTCTGTTTCGATGCTCTAAGCATCAACGGGTTTGATGAGGCAAATTCCCTCTACCTGGACCCCATCCAGAAAAGTATAGAGTTTAACACACTCCTTAATCTGGCTTACTACCAGAAAACCTCCCAAAGGATGGAGAATCCCGACAACCTTGGGGAATGGGCAGCGTGGTGGAACCCCGCTAACGGGGCCTTCTCCGTTAACCCGCCCAGGGATGTTAGCTGCGGTGCGTGGTTGGAAGTGAACTATCGTCAAAACCCAGAACCAATACCCCGAGCTACCTACACCTATAACACTGTGGCTGAGTTTGCTGCGGACGCACCGAATATTGCCTTAGGGGGAACAATCAGAATTCTTGACGTCACCGGCCTTCAAGCAGACGGTGGAACCTACTGGGTCAAAGGGATAACCGCACCTTTGCCGGGTTCGGGTGAGGTTATTCTCTATAACCAGAAGGAGGGCATTCTGTACGAGGTTTATCAGTTTGGCTTTGCTAATGTGGCGGAATTCTCCGCAAATGCCCCCTACCTCCCCATTGGTACGGAGGTTCGCCTCCTTGACTCTGAAGGCCTGAAACCGGAAGAACCGGGAGTCTACAATGTGATTAACTTGGAGTACGAGCTTACTTTACTCCAGTCGTATGCACTACTCTTGACGAAAGAGTATACTATGGACAGCTGGTTGCTTTCGCCCAGTTCTATTTTGCGATTTATCGGAAATACCCGGCTTTACGATGGCTCGGGGGAGCCGGAGCAGGGGGAGATGTGGTGGGATTTTGCCAATCCTGACCCCACTACCCGAATGGCGGCTATCTGGTACGGCAATGCCTGGGTGTCTATCAATTATTTCCCGCCACTGGGTACAGATCCCGGGGTTGTCTCCTTCGATGCCGTCGGTATTTATGTAGACGGTAAGCTAGTCTCGCCGGGAGAAAAAATCGATACGGAAGACTTCACGTTCAAGTTCGATATTGACGGTTCGACGGGAATGTTCAATTTTTCCTACACCCCCTACACCCTCAAAGGAAAAACCCAATTCCCCGCAGTTCTGGTGGCCGATGCGCTCACCTCTGCCTACCGGGCGGACATTTCCGACTACCTTTTTAGTGGTCTCAGGTACTACATGAGCCCAAATGTTTTAGACTGTGAGACACCCCTTCGAATCTGGAAATCAACCTTCCTGCAAGCTGTCGACTACCCGGGTCAACTGGAAAGAGGTTTGTATCCCAACGCACTGATAGCAGATCAAAACTCAGGCCCTGCGGGGAACTGGAGCCGTTTGATTTTTCGCCTTCCTCCGTCATACGAAAGGAATGGAGACAAATGGTCGAAAACGGAAATGATTGCTCAGGACTTTACCTATTACGGGACGACAGTCGAAGCGGAAAAACTGGATTGTCCTCCGAGTGCTCGACCCCCTAAACTGTACGGAGAGTTAGTTCTGTATCCCCCGACAGTCCCTTATGACGGCGTAATTTACGATGAGCCTTACCTCTTTTCTACTGTAGGAACTTACTACAATCAACCCGACGACGGCGACTTTTCTAATTCGGCCGTTTATCCTACTCCCTCTCAGGTTGGAGATGACTTTACCCCTGGCGTTCTAACAGATTATCAGCCTCTCCATGAACGGATTGCCGATACCGATTCTCCCCCAGGGGACGGGTACGGGGAGTGGGTGGGAACCTACACAGTTGGCGTTGAGTGTAAAAGCCTCTCCGGAAACTTCGATGATGATCTGGCTAAAGGTTCTCTCATACCCATCTTCCCCCCGGTATGGGACTCTAGTATCTATAGGTGTCCCCCTACGTGTGAGGCTCCAGAACCCTCCTACACGGTTGATGTAAACCAATTCAAGGTGGGTTACGCTTATTTTGCGTCGGACATGTCAGCAGCGGAGGACTGCTTCTTTGATGTACAACAAGAAGTAGCTTGGAGGAGCCCTGAAGTCAGTGCTCGAACGGGTTACGTGCTGCCGGGTAAAAACTTTTAGATGACCACTTCATATGACTTCTCGACGTAGAAATCAACCGCCCAGAAAGCCCGAGTCCGAGGATAACGGCAACGTCGCTCTCCCAGAGCCAGGTAAAGGAGAAGATACCTTTACCGTTGAAGGAGTGTCGGAACTTGAGGCTTCGATAGATGAGGCTATCTCAATTACGGTCTCAATTCCCGAACCCACGCCTGAGTTAAAAAAACCCCCAGTTCCCAAGGTTGAGTCAACTGCTCCGGAAAAGGAAAAGCCTCCTAAGCGTGCTGAGAGAATTCGCCGGTCCAGAAACGTTCCCAAGTTCTCTATGCTTAGGGGTCACTGAACGTGAGATACAGTAGAGTTGAGCAAGACCCTCTAGTTAGGCAACTGGCCCTAGCCTTCCAGGCGGCGGAAACAACGGCCAGGTTTGCTGGTCTTCCTATGGGGACAGTCAGAGGTACGGTAACTTCGACCAAAGACCCTGAGTACAGGGGCAGAGTCAAAGTAGTATTTGATGCGGTAAACCCTGAAGTTCCTCAAACTACAGGGGGTGGTGAGTACTCAGAGAAGAGAACTGGCGGGGACCCGGACGAATCTCACTGGATCGATGTTTCCCCCGCCTTTAAGGGCAGGCAGCCAGAGACTTTGGTTGGGAAACGGGTTAACATTGTGGTATCCAACGGGCAGTTTCAGTACGCCGTACTCCAGGATGTACTGTATGACCCGGAGACCTTGGCCAGCTCCGCAAGGGAAAAGGTTACGATGCCGAACAACAGCCCGATGACCAGGCTCCCCGTTTACCCCACAGATAAACTACCCCCGGCAGTCGAGGAGAACCACGGATGTATGGTGATTGAGGAGGGTGGCCCCATGGAGTCCGATTGGCTCTGTGTGTGCCTCAAGCGTCAAGGCAGTTATTACTGGGTTCGCCACATTGACATGGCCCACGGCCATGCCGGTGAAAACGACGGTAAGCAGCCTGTGGACAGCAATGGGGACGGGGAAGCCCCTGTCGATCAGCAAGCTGTATGGGACTTTGTGTTCCCTACCACCGGTGGAGAAATGCAAAAATACTCGGATTACGGGACCAAACCTCGGGCAAACCCGTTTGGGGAAGATGCCAAGTGGTATGAACCTCCGAAGTCGGAAGAACCGGACGAGGAAGAAGTTCCAGTGTCCCAAGAAGAGCTTGAGGCGACTGAGTTTGAGCAGGTTGTTGAAGGAGCTGAGATTCAAAATCTGGCCGACCTTGAAACACTTGCCTTTGACTTGGACGTTGACTTGGAGGAAATTTCTGGAGGATTCGAGCTGGACCCTAATAACCTCCCGTCTCTGGAGGAACTTGAACAAGTCGCTTCTGAGATTGTTGCAGACTTCGATCCCGACAACCTTGTGGATCCGGACAACCCCATCGTTTAATCTTTGTTTTTACTGTTATGCCAGCAACAACCGCAACACCCACAACACCGGAAACACCACCCACAGTTGAGGAAGCTCCCAAGGAAGCTAAATATGAGTCGACACCGACAGACTACGAACTTGAGTACACGGATCAGTGTGAGGATGAGTCGAGCTGCGGGGATGGTCCCTGCCTAGGGCAGGTCAAGCAAAATGCAAGGGAGCAAACTTTCTGTAAAAATGTTACCATCGAGAGAAACTGTGATGTACTTAGGCGGCTTACCGTGAACGGTAGATTCAGTATAACGAGAAACAGGTTCTATGTGGGTGGCGTTATGTTCAGACCCAGAACCATTAAAGCGGACTCCGGCGTACACTTGGTCCTCGCAGCTTACTAATGGCTATCCGTCGCCCCAGTATCTCATCGCCCGAGTGGTACTTTCAGGATTTTCTTTATTCGGAGGATGCCGAAACTCAGTTCCGCTATGTACAGGTGAAGTGGTCGGGGGAACCTTACACGAGGGTTTCTCAGACTTTTGATTACAGTAATCCTCCCTACCCTCGGGGTAGCCAGCGAGGGGGCGACATCGTTGCTCAGCTAGACTATAGCCTTTCCGGGAAAGTTGTAACAATTACCGACTGGAGTATTAACTGGCAAGATGAGTTTCCCCTTCGACTGGCCGTGAATTACCTGATGGAGTGCCTTTATCCGTATACTCAGGGGTATGTGGCAGTCGTAGCCGGAGGAGAAGAGTACAAACCTGACGGAACTCCCGTTCCCGTAGCAAGTGGGGAACCCCATGCTTTCTGGGTTTCAGAGCGGTTCCAACCCCTCACTAATAGACCTGACGACTACTTGTATCGCCTGTAAACCAGAGCGGGTAAAACCTTCATAAGGTTGTGGTTTTGCTTGTGGCGACGCCGAAAATTAAAGAAGTAACCGTCCCCTCTCCGTCTTCGGTAATTCTGTGGTTTGACGCCCCTCTGGCCACAACAGTTCCGGTCCCTGTGGGATGTTTCACGGTATCCTACGGCCAGTATGGCGTATCGAGCGTAAATTACTCCTCGGACACCATGATCACCCTGGAGTTGGACTCATCCCTCTCCCCCTGGGACCAAGTATTCGTAAGCTACGAACCGCCTCTCGACTTGAAGCAGTGCCTACGGGGGCCAGTTCCCCCTAGTGCTAACGATGTTGTCTTAAAGCGTAATGCTGTAAGGGCGTTTTACAGAGTGCCTGGGCGCAACCTGTTGGCTCCTGATGAGCAAACAGATGGGTCAAAGAGTCAGTCCAACCTGGGTCAAACCATCGGGGGATATGGCTTTCCTTATCAGAACCGTTCTGGGGTTCTAACCGAGCATAAGTCGGACCCTCGCTCTGCGAGCCCCGACGATTTCATTGTTGCCTATGGCCTGAAAGAGGCCATCCAGCTCACAAACATTGACGATGCTGCCGCCACCACGGTTAACGTGGCGAAGCTTCGCATGGCTATCCAGGATGCCAACTCGCTCATTGATAGTTACATTGAGCAGTCTGGTAAGGCGGGGATGGTGCTTATCACCAGTAACCGTCGCCGCACAGCACTTATCATCGCCCGATACTATCTGGACACGGTGCGCCGCCGTGACGATGTAAAGCAAGACTATGAGTCAGCCCTGAAGCAACTGGCTGCCGAGATGCAGATGACCGCCATTCGAGCAGGTAACGGCGATTCTGCTATTGACACACCGCAAGGAATAATGCGGTCTTGGCGCATTCCGCAACGTTACAACATGGTTTCCGGTAAAGGTCTGAGTGGTTGGGCCACTGACACTGCCGGAGATCTGGCTCCCGATTATAGAATCGGATGGGGCGCAATTGGGCAAAACGACATTGACCCTAACTGGATTACGCCTGACAACTTTCAGGATCTTGCCGGCAACACAGCAAACCTCACGGAACCCTCGGATGCGGGCGGCTACATGTTCCCGAACCAGGGTTGGGGACCCTGATCGGGGTAAAACCAGCTATAAAGGAGTAAACGGTATCAATGGCTTTCTCATTTCCACCCAACCCAACTCTTGACCAAGTCTACTCAAACAACGGCCAAACTTGGAAGTGGAATGGCGTTCAGTGGGTCTCTTACGCAGCACCAACTCCGAAAGGCTCCCCTGTCTACATTAGTGTTGCTCCCCCGGCAAATCCTGTTTCTGGCTCACTCTGGTACGACAGTACTAACGCCAGCCTCAACATTTACTATGTTGACTTGAATGGCGGTCAGTGGATCGGCGTCGTAGCAAACCCTGACGGCACCCTCACTACCAATGGTGGAGTGTTTCAGAGCCCCATCTACGCTCAATATGAAGTCCCCAATAATGCTGCTGCGTTCGTGACGAAGGGTTGGGTTGAGAGCCTTCTTACCACCTACCTGTCCGAGAATGGCTACATTAAAGCTGGCGACGGTGTGACCATCGACTCCAACACAGGCTACATCACTTCTATCCCCTCTAACCTAATCGTCTAAGGGTAAAAGCAAGGAAACGACAAAAGAAGAATATCTCCCCCGTTGCGCAATGTCTCTTCTGCGACTAATGTCTATGCGGCGAGGGTATGGCGAAAGTCAACCGCTCACTGCTGTACCAGCACTACCGTTTGACCCTGCTTTGCTGCCTCCAAATACCGACTACGGCGACATCAAAGTCGTCAATGGTAAACTTGTGTTGGACGTGCCGGATGTCGTAGGCACCATTGTTGGTGACTTGGCGGAGGAACTTGCTGATGACATCCTAAACAACTATGCCCCCAACTATGGGGAATTCTAATAGTTTTTTCTGGACTCTCCAATGGCTGTAAATAGCATTCAGTTCCTGCGCACATCTGTCGCAGGTCGCGTTCCCACCGCTCTGTCTCCTGCCCAGATCGCTTTCAACCTTGCCGACAAGCTGCTGTTTGTTGGTGATGGTAGCAACGTTATTACCGATGTAGACGGTAATACTACGGCTGGCACCACTGGCCAAGGTTTCTTCACCACCGACCTGGACATTGCTACTGCCGTAGCTTCTGCTAACTCCTACACCGACACCGCAATCTCCAACCTGATTGCGAGTGCTCCTGGCGTTCTCGACACCCTGAATGAGCTGGCTGCCGCTCTCGGTGACGATCCCAACTTCGCCACCACAATCGCCAACAGCGTCAGCAGCGTTCAAACCAACCTGACTAACGAGATTTCTCGTGCCACCGCTGCTGAATCTGCCAACGCTAGCGCCATCTCGGCTAACACTGCCGACATTGCGACTAACGCATCCGACATTGCCACCAATGCGGCTGCTATCGCCGCCAACGCTGCGGATATTGCGACCAACACTGCGGACATTGCTACCAATGCTGCCGCAATCGCAAGCAACGCTTCGGACATTGCTACCCTTCAAACCGACAGCGGAACCAACACCAGCGACATTGCAACCGTAGCCGCTGACCTGGCTAGCGAGATCGCTCGTGCCACTGCTGCGGAGACTGCTAACGCCAACGCAATCACCAACGAAGTTGCTCGTGCAACCGCTGCGGAAGGCACCAACGCCACTGCGATTGCTGCTAACGCCGCTGACATCGCCACCAACGCTGCCGACATCGCAACAAATGCTGCGGCTATCGCTTCTAACGCAAGCGACATTGCTACCAACACCGCAGACATCGCCACCAACGCCTCCGACATCTCCGGTCTTGACACTCGCCTGAGTGCTATTGAGGCTGGCATCGACCTCGGCACCTTCTGATTATTGCCCTACGTTTTACAGCCTCCCGTAAGGGGGGCTTTTTTGTTGGCGGGTAAAACTAGCTATCTACAGAAAGCAACTTGGATCTCTCAACCATTTCACGAATAGAGCAGTTCATGGTAGATGCTCTCATCGCATCTCCATTGATTCCCGTTAGCGTGAACGTTCTCCGTCTGGCGGATGCCATTGAGAATGAGGGTGTGGTCCAGCAATCGACTAACATTGTTGTCCGGTACGTGGGATCCACTGACAACGTAAAGAACAGGGTTCCTATGGTGTTTGAGCGACAAATGTCGTTTGAACTTAATTTCTCGGCTCAAAACTATCTAACCTCCTCTGGACACGACTTCGCCACGCAGTTGTTGGCAGGTGCGTTTATGACTTTGAACGGCTCGGTACCCTCGGGAGCCTACGTTCAAACCATTGAACCTTTCACCTGTCAAAACGAACAGTTTACCGGGATTACCCCGGAGTCTCAATACACCTACACGCAGACATACGTAGTAACCATTGAGAACCAGTTGCCGTATGTGGCCTTGGATCCTTGCGTCCAGAGGGGGGACTGTAGGCAAATATTCCCCGGCAGAAATGTTGATACAAAATTGCCCCTGGGGGGTGTGCTAGATGACGCTACTGGAAGTATCTACGTACCGGCGTATTCCTGTGAGGGTGAGCCGGCAGAGGACTATGACCTTTGCTCGGGAGTTCGCTGGAGTAATGAGGTTACACAGAGCGGAGACTGGGTATTCATCTGTGACCCTGACTGTGTATTCATGGAAGACCCTCTGAGTCAACCCATCTACCTCCTTAGTAATAACAGTTACACGAGCGACGGTAAATTGGTTGTTACCGTCTTTGACGCCATAACTCGTGAACCCATCAAGGAAGTTTTCTATTGTGACACAGGTAGAAAGCTCGCACGTTATGCCATTGAGCTGTGGAGAAACACTATAGCTGGTTCCGCTAATGGCGGTATTGCGTTCAACGCTTCAAAAGATAGCTCATGGATGTCGGGAATTAACACTGGGGAATTCGCTGTGGTTAAAGGTGGATACAGCTACGTGTATACTGACCCGACAAACCCGGACGGCAAGCAAATATCGGTAGACGGTGGGGCACTCGTTGGCGTAAATATGGAAACCTTTATCCAGACGCCCAAAGGCCGGTTCTACTTCGTCGGCCAGTCGCCCGTGGGTAAGGGTTGGATGTTAGAGGATACCTTTGAGTTGGCGGTCATAAACTCCTTGTGGAAACTGGGTTGTCTGCCTTGTACAGGCAACTCAGGACCGTCGCCAGTTTGCTAATGACCGCTCAACAGCTTTGGACTCTCTACCATAAAGCGGTAAGTTCAGGGGATAAACAAGCCGCTCAAAGTATCTTACGTAGGTTACATTCCTACAAATCAAATCCCGCTCCCTCCCCTGGGGGATGCGCCAAATGTAAAAGGAGACTCTAATGGAAGACCGTAAAGACGAGGTCGTCAAGCAGAAAGAATTCCTCGCTGAGGAAGCCCTGAAAGTGGCCAATGAGGCCATCGGACTGCTTCAAGACCAAATGTCTGAATGTTCCACTCGGGACCTCGTGCAAATCTTCACCGCCTCCGTGAAGGCTCACAGAGAAATCACGGAAGACATTGTTCTCCTTACAGCCAAGGAAGCACCTTCCGAACAGGAACTGGCTAAGGAGTATGACGGAAAGGTCGAAGAGCTTCTGAAGCGAATCTCAAACTTCTGACATGAGACCAGTAATCACCAAAGCCAGCTTGCTAGATGAGCATAGCAGCTGGCGAAAATACATTCGAGGAATTCAGGAGCTCGTGGTAATGGAGGCCCCTGCCTCCGTTATTCAGGAATACAAATACCGTGCGGCAAGAGATTGCTTCCTGGCCTTCTGCGACGTGATGAAGCAAGGAGACCTGAAAGTCGTGGCGTTTCACGAGGTCATCGCCTCGGCTTTTGAAGACCTTGCTACAAAGCGTTATAAACGTCTTATTGTGTCGTGCCCACCTCGCTCGGGCAAGTCTATGATGGCGTCCATGTTTGTGGCGTGGTTGCTTGGTAGGGACCAGCAAACTCAGCACATTATTGCGTCTTACGGTCAGCAGCTCTCTGGTAAATTCCACAAAGATGCTATCGGCTATTTGAAACACCCCGAGTTCACCAAGATCTTTCCCGAATGGAAAGGTTTCTCTCGGGATTCCAAATACGATATGCTCGGTGGTGGATACATTCTTCCTACTTCTGTCGGCGGTGTGCTGACGGGCTTCACGGCAGGCACAACAAACATTACCAGTCCTGGCGTTGGCGCCATGATTGTGGACGATCCGTTGAAGGATTCTACATCAACCGCTGCGCTTGAGGCTCTTGAGTCATGGTGGGGTGAGCAGGCATCTACCCGACGCACCAACAACTGGTGTCAGATGGTTATTGCTACTCGTTTCCACTCCCACGACCTTCACGGTGTGCTGATGGAGGCCGACGGGGTTTATGACGAGGAGGAGAATCCTGGTGGCTGGCGATGGGTGAACATTGCTGGCTTGATTGAAACTGCAGAGCAGAAAGAGCAGGACCCCTTGGAAAGGGACATCGGCGAGAGCCACTGGCCCAGCAACACTGCGTTCAGCGTCGACATGTTGATGGCCCAGAAGAAGACCATGGGCTCTCTGGCTTTCTCTGCGCTTTACCAGGGGAATCCAGTTGCCGCCGAAGGTCAGATTATCAAAGACAGCTGGATCTGCCGGATGGACTCAGATAACTGTCCTGAGTTTGATTTCACCTGGCTTTCCGTTGACTGTGCTTTCTCTGAGAAGGAGATGGCTGACGAAACGGCTATTTGTGTGGCCTCCATCTCTCACAGATACCCCGGCAAAGTGTTTATCAGGGACATCATCACAGGGCGTCTAAACTTTCCTGACCTCATCGCTAAGGTAAAACATTTATACTCTTTCTTCGATGCTCGGGTGCTGTGTATTGAAAAGGCAGCCTCAGGTCAGTCGTTGATTCAGATGCTGCGGAGAGAGGCTAAAATCCCCATCGAGGAGATGAAGCCCCTGAAGTCTAAAACCGTGAGACTCCAGGCTGTTGCGCCCCTACTCGAATTCAACCGAGTTCAGTTTATCGAGGGCGAGTGGATTGACCCATTCTTGAAGGAACTTACGGCTTTCCCTTTCGTGAAGCACGATGACCGGACGGATGCTTTCACGTGGGCTCTGACTTACTTCTCGATGAAGTTGGACACGGTGGACAAGGGACTTCAGGATTCTATCATACAGAATAAGAGGTTCTTTGGGGAGCTTACTCGACCCGGCTTCGGAAATCAAAATGTATTCCCGAACCTAACTAGCGGTCGTCTACGAATGTTTCCCGCTGACAACGCCATCAACGACCCTGACTACGACGCCGTAAGTGGCGAAGCCGATCCTCGGTCTTCCTTTGCTCGCGGTGTTCGCAGTGGCCGAAGAAACATTGGCTGGGACCTCGACATTTGACGGGATAGAACCCCGTAAAAAGTTCTATGTATTCTCGCATAGACAGCAAATGGCTACTCACCCTAACCCCGACCGTAACGAATCCTTGATGCACGAAACCACGGGCGCAAGAGTCCTTATCACAGATCTGGCCGCAGACAAGCTGCTGGAAAAAGCGTCCAAGCATGGCACTGAGCGCTACCGTAAATGGTGCGGCGGAAAAGACGGATGGGATGACTACGCAGAGCGGCTACATTGAGTGGCTGCTAGAGAAAGACGAATGGTGGATGCTTTGATGTTCTACACCTATGCCTACCTCAGGGAAGACGGTACCCCTTACTACATTGGAAAAGGAAAAGGCAACAGGGCGTTCAATAAACACGCCAAGGTCAAAGTCCCCCCCGGGAGCGCATCCTATTCCTGAAGAAAGGTCTCACCGAAGAAGAAGCGTTCAAGCATGAGGTCTACATGATCTTCATATTTGGACGCAAAGACATAAACACCGGTATTTTGGTAAACTTCACCGAAGGTGGAGATGGACCCTCGGGTGTCGTTCGCACAGACGCTTTCCGGAAAAGGCTGTCCGAAGCAAATAGGGGGAAGAAACTCTCTGAAGAAACCAAAGCTAAAATGTCTGAAACTCGGAAAGGTCCAGGTAATCCTCGGTTCGGTAAACCGGTTTCGGAAGAAACTAGGCAAAAGATAGCTGCCTCCAAGAGAGGCAAGAAAACAAGGCCGTGCCCACCGGAGGTCAGGCAAAAGATAGCCGAGGGCATGAGGAAGGCCAGAGAAAAGAAAAAGTGGTAAAGGGGTAAAACCAGGGGTCGGATGCAGACCTCCAATGCCCGATCTTACTTTCCAAGGGGGTGGTGAAAGTGTAAGTCCTTTTAGGCACAAAGCGTATGTTTTTCAGATACCCACCGTTGCTCACCACCTTTCAATTATGCTCACAAGTAAGGAAAAGCGCAAGAACCGTCGCGCTGAAGCTGCCCAGATGCTAGAGAACTCCTATTCCAAGGGGATGGATGTTCAACCACCCAAGTTCCTGACCTGGCGACAGGAGGAACTCTGGAATTGCTTCAATAAAAACACTGTAACTCTCGCACACGGTTGTGCGGGGACCGGAAAAACTCTCATCGCACTCCATTACGGACTGTTTGGAATTGCCCAAGGGCAGTTTGATAAAGTCTTCTATGTCCGTAGCGACGTAGGCGTAGAGTTTCAACGGGGACGGGGCGCTTTGCCTGGGGACCTTTCGGAGAAGATTGCTCCGCTGATTGCCCCGGTGCTAGATAACCTGCCTTGCATTATGCGCTCACAAGGCGCCGCAGAGTATCTGCTCAACAAGAAAATCATTGAGCCAGTCCTGCTGGAAGACATCCGTGGACGCTCCCTCAATGAAGCTTTCATTATCGTGGACGAATCGCAGAACTTCCTGCCTTCGCACATCAAAACTTGCCTCTCCCGTGTCGGCAAAGATTCAAAAATCTGCCTCATCGGGGACACTAAGCAGACAGACCTTGAGGTCTTCCGCCGTGAGAATGGACTTGTCGATGCTATTCATCGCCTTCGTAATCTGATGGAGGTTGGTGTTGTGGAATTCCAAAAAGAAGACATTGTCCGTAACTCCGTTATCGCACACATCCTAGACCGCTACGACGACTGACCCACATGGATAACAGGGCCCTGAATTTTGATTTCGCTGCAAAAGCACCTACCGGCTACACGGGGGTGGCGGCTGCGAAAACGGGTCAGGGCCCAACCCGCAGGGAAATAATAAGGGCAAAAGATGAAGCTGTTGGTGGCTACCGAAAGAGATGTCGCCAAGGCAAAATTTGTAGTGCTACTTGCATTGCCTTTAATAAGGACTGCTTAGTACATTTGCCCATCCCTATGCAACGAGAGGTCAGACGTGCTGCGATCTACATCGCAAGAAAGCAAGGACTAACCGCCGGCTCGGCTTCGGACATTCGTCAAGGCGCAGCCCTCCAAAGCATGGCTCCTGGTATGAAGGTTTCGGAAGGAGAGAAGAGACAAGAGACAGTGGCAGGAAAGAAAGTTACCAAACCACGGCTGGAGTTCGACCGAGATCAAAAGCGGGCAGAGAGACCTAGGACCACGCTTGAGGAAAACCTGGAACTCATTAGGAGGCTACCTACCCTGAGAGGTGCAGACAGGGACGAGATGGCTAAACGCATCGTGCAGTTGGACGCAATGAGTAGGGGCATCAAGCTCCCTCGAAATGAGCTTGAGGCAATGTACGATCTGTTGCCTGCAAGTACAAGGACATCTCTTCAGAACTCAGGCAAAGCTACGGGACGGTGGTATGACGGTAAAGATGAAAACGGGAATGACAAATTTAAGACCGGCGACAACGGGTCCCGAGAGAGGGGATTGGCTGTTTTTGATATGTGGATGAGGCAGGGGGGAACCGACGCCTACATGGGCAGAGGCGGTAAGCGATTTGCTCCGCAAGACATGGACGTGGAGCATATTAAACCCTTTGGGCAAGGGGGTAAAGACGCCCCCTCTAACTGGGTTTTGATTCGGGCTGGCCTTAACCGTAAACGGGTAGACCAGGAGTTGGAGTCCTTTATCAACCGTCTTCCAAAGACAAGGGAAGAGCAAATAGCCTACCTAAGGGACGTTCGTAAAAAGGACACCCTGAAGAAGATTAAAGATAAAGCGATGGAGAATGTTAATCCAAAGAATTTCAACGACAACGACATCCTCAATCCAAAAAATCTGGGCCTAAACGATAAGACACTATCTAAGGTGCTTGGTTCATACGGCAAACTTCGTGACTGGGGTAAAGTTGCTGACGCAGCTAGGGGAGGAGACCCCGGCATTCGCCTTCAGTCAGGTGCTCCCCCAATGTTCCGGGCGGGGATTAACTTCCTATTCAAAAATGATGTGCCGGGGGCGGATAGAATTGCGCAGAGCATAAAGGACACCTGGAATAAAGAGCTAATGCAGGGCGGAACCGTTACCCCTCAACAGGCCCTCAACAAGATGATGGCTGCTCTAACCCCCCACCTGACGGCCTCCCAAAACCAAGCGGTTCAGGGAGAACTGGAGAAATGGGTCAAAACAAATGGCAAGTATGGATTCTCAGCCGATGTGGGATCTGGCGAAGCACCCAAGAAAATGAATGCCTTGGAAGCACACCTTGCCAAGTTCCGATAATGAGAAAAGACACCCGCTTCAATCGCCCTGACCGCTCCGAAATCGAGAGCAGGCTCCCCCAGGGCATTCTCAAAGACCCACAAGCACTCGGCGTCTGGAACATGATGCTTCAAAACGATGACCCTTCGGACGTTTCTCACACTTATCGCTCTTTCCGGGACAGCAAGTATTGTAGTGTTCCTCGGGGGGATCTCCGCACCATGAGAGACACAATGATCATGGCCATGCGGGAAGCCAACAGTCAAGATCCGAAACCACGCAAAGAGCGTAAGAAAGGAGTTCATTACAGCACCATGCCAGATGGCTGGATGCCTCGCCGTAAAGGAGCCTGACTATGAAAGCCAAAGAACTTATAAAGAACCATAAGATCCCTTGTGGCCCCCTATCCGTAGGGGTAGATGGAATGTGCCGTAGGCGCTTGCACGATCACCTGGACTCCCTCCTAGATCAACTTACCAAGGATGTTCACCCTGGTGGTATCGATGATGAGATTCTGGGCCTGGAAGAAAAGGTGGAGATCCCTGAGGAAAACGAACCTGAGGAAACCGATAAAGAAAAGAAGAAGCGTCTGATCTCAGAAGGAAAACTCAAAGCTGAGGTGAAGCACGAGGTTGAGAAGTACAAGAATAAGCTAATGGGAAATAGCAAAATGCTCCAAGACCGGACGGGTAAAATCAGCAAAAGATAATCAACTATCATGACCAATCGCATCGGCGGCGACTTTGATCAGGACGCTATTGAAGCATTCCGGGCTGCTTACGCTCAACAGCTTGCTTCTCCTGATCAAGAAAATGTTGCAAACAATTCTGGCTTGCCTACCAACGTCGTAACCAACACGTCGCCCTGGATTGAGCATACGGGCCTCTGGAAATATCCCTCCGGCAAAGGTCCCGACCAGGACCTCAAAACCGCCTTCGACCCCAACGCCTACCTATCCGGTGAAGTGATGGACGGTGCCGGGGAGATTGAGGGAATGAGTGAAGATGAAGTCAATGCTCTGCTTAACGAAGTAGTTGACGAAATCTTCGAGGGAGAGGACGAGGAAGACAACGGGTAAAACCTTTCAAACGGTGTCCAGTTATGTTTGGGTCCTCATTTGATTTTAGCGGTGTTTCGCTTCCGGGAGTAGGGGGCGGCATTAACGCAAGCAACGCTGTCTCCGGTGAGCAGCTCAAGAAGCAAAACAAGTCAGGCCCCAAGTGGACATCGGGCGCAGCCGACCATAATGAGGACATCCTCAAAATGAATGCAGCGCATCGGGAGCGTCGGGCCAATCTCGTCAACCGTGATTACAACGAGAATGCCGACGGTAAAGACGCAATGAATGAGATCTTTGCTCGTAAGAAGGCCCGTAGCGCTGACTTCAAGAACAAGAAGAAAGCCGAGTACGGTTTCTCCGAAGGAGACTCACAAGACACTGAGCTCCTGAGCATGCCGCTTCCGGCCTATAGGGACCACGTTTGCAAAGGAGCTGGCTGCCCCATCTGCGCCAATGCTAAGCAAAAGGACGCAGAGTACCGTGAGTGGAGCACCGAGAAGCGCAAGGCTCTCAAAGAAGGTAAGGTGAAAGGCGAGTTTGCCGGTCCCGACATGTCCTTCCCCATCGCTGGCCCCGTGGATGTGGCCGCTGCCTGGTCTTCTGTTGGCCGAGCAGCCAACCCCCGCTCCATTATGAGCAAGATTATCTCCATCGCTAAAAAGCATGGGTGGGAGTCGGGTCTCCCCGAGTCCGTCAAAAAACGACTCGCTGCTGGTGAGTCCGGTCTACCTAGCGGAGATAAGTAATGGGTTTGGAGGCGTTCCTGGGAATAATCGCAGGCATAATCATTCCCTCCGTGGGTGGCCTAGCCTGGATCAGCGAGCGAAGCAACAAACGCATCGACCAAATGCTTGAGAAGAATGATAAGCGCATTGAAGTCGTTCTTACTCACATTCAAAAAGTTGAAACAACCATAACAGACATGCGGTCGGACTTACCCCTCCGCTACACCCTCCGCGAAGACCACCTTCGCCTATCCGAGCGAGTCTCGCAACTCGAATTCCACTGCCAAAGGTTTCCCCATGAACGTGAATGATTATGACTGGAATCGCCTCCAAGCTCTGGGGTGGGATGCCGAATTCGCCGAGAAAATGAAGAATGACCCTTGCTGGAAGGGTTATGAGATGGTCGGTAAGAAGAATAAGAACGGTAAAAAGGTCCCCAACTGTGTCCCGGTGAAGAAGGATGCCGAGCACGCTGAGAACCCTCTGAACTCGATGGCAATGGGCAATGCCCTGCCGAAAGAGCCAGGCACAGGTCCAGCTAAGAACCCTCAAATGAAGGAAGCTGGCATCCGCATGCCCCGGATGGAGGAAATTGAGAAGGCATCCAATCGTAACGGCCACCTGGCGATGGCTGCTGCCCCGAACTATTCCGAAGAAGAGTTTTTCGAAGGTTTCCACTCCGGTGAGCCCAATGGCTCGATGGTTATCACACAGCTTCGTGTGATGCGAGAGAAGATTGATATTATGCTCGGGCAACTCTATCCCGACGACAACCTGCCCCCGTGGGCAGCAACCAAGATTGCTACTGCCGGCACCTCCCTGGCGAGTGTTGGCGATTACCTTCGCTTTGGAGCAGAAACATGAACGACCGCCTTCACCTGATGGGCTTTGACGCACGGGACAAAGACCGTGGTAGTAACCAGCCCGCACATAAAGACCCCCAGGCATCAGTGCCTCAGCATAAGGTTCTCCTCAAACAGAACAAGCCGAGGTAGCCATGTGGGGATCGTTTAGCGAAAAAGTTTTGAAAACTTTTCTCGAAGACTACGCAGAGCGTCAAGCAATGGCGCTTGGTTATCCGATGCCTGAGTTTGCGGACAAGGACTCTATGCCTTGCAATAAGCCCCAGCGCACTCCGGACCACCCAACCAAGAAGTCCATCGTAAAGGCCTGCGAAAACGGGAAAGAAAAGCTCGTGCGGTTTGGCGACCAGCACATGAAGATCCGGAAGAATGAGCCAGGTCGCCGTAAAAACTTCCGTGCTCGTCATAGCTGCGACGAGAAGAAAAGCAAACTATCAGCAGGCTACTGGAGCTGTAAAGCTTGGTAGGGTAAAACCCTCTATAATGTCTTCGTCCGGCAATGAGAAAGGACTCCATCTCACAGGAAGCTGTAGAAAAAGCTCTGCTAATTTATGCCGAGCACGGGCATAAAATCTTAGACTATAGCCACGATCCGACTGACTACAAGCGGAACACCGTGGAAGAGCCCGAGCATAACTCCAAGCTCCGTGATAGCTACAATGAGCTACTGCCCTCTGGCGCCAAGAAGTCGGAGTTTGAGGCCGTTGCCGAGCGTTGCGAGCAGGTTTGTAAGGAAATTGAAAACCTCCAGGCCGCAATGGTTCAGTCCCGTCGGATGGGCAACTTCCAATTGCTTCAGAATCAGATGAAGCAAGTGGCTCAAAAAATCAAAGAGAAAGAGCGCCTGGATGCTCAGATGGCGGTCAAGGACCTGGGAGCTGCTCAGATGAAGACCTACAACAGCACGATGGACCACAGCGAGTTTTCCGAGCTGAGTAATCTGACCGACCGCATTGCTGAACTGGAAGCAACTCTGGCTGCCTACCTGGAAGAGTGACATCGGGTAAAAGTTGAAAAAGCGTGTCCTTACACGTCGTCAACTTGCTCTTTAGCTCATGAGTGCCGTTAAACTAATTTTCAAGCGTTCTTCCGTACTGGGAAAGAGACCCACTACAGCGAACCTTGACCCTGGGGAAATCGGCCTGAATACCAATGCTGTCAACCCCGGTCTGTTCTTTGAGACCACCGATGGTAATGTCGTCAAGGTTGGCCCCACATCTGTCCTGCCTGTTGCGCCTACGGCATTTCCCGAGAAGGGGGAGCTGTGGTACAATACCGAGTCCGGCACGGTCAACATTGGCTTAGTAAAAGATAGCGAAAAAACTTGGCAACAAATCAGCTCGCCTTACCTTGGCGGCAGCCCTAACGTGGTATTCGTTGCTCCTGAGTTTCCTGGTTCCAATGACTCCATCACCAACGATGGCCGCACATTGCCGTACCAAACGCTCACAAGAGCTATCCTGGAACTCACGAAAATTCGCATCCAGCGAGCAATTGCCGGTGCTTCGGATGCTGGGGAAACTAACCGATACACCATTTTTGTTGCTCCCTCTCGAATCACAGCCAACAATGGTCCCGGAGTAGCGCTGTCTAACTTTGATGTAGACTTCTCCGACCAAGGTACCACCAACCCGTCTATCGATCAGCTTCAGAAGTTCAATGCGATTGACGGTGGCATTATCGTCCCAGCGGGTATTTCCATCGTGGCGATGGACCTGAAGAAGTGTGAAGTAAAGCCCACCTACATCCCCACCTACAAACACCCTGCCCTGTCCCCCGCAGCTGCCGGCGCTAATGAGCCCTTGAGCAGCATCTTCAAATGGTCCGGTAATACATACGTCAGTAATTTCTCCATCTCGGACAAGGTGGACATTCGAGATATTGTCGATATCTCAAAAGCCTCTGAAGAAAACCCGAGTGCCGTTTTCCGTAGCAGCCGACCCCACGGTCTACAGTACAACGACGTGGTTACAGTTACCTTGGCCCCCAATGTTCCGCAATCTTCTAAACTGCCCAGCGGACAGTACTACGTAGCCCCAATTGACACTTTCACGTTCTACCTGACCACCCAAGACCAGAGCAACACCCTAGCCCTCACCAAGTTTATTGAATACGAAGATGTACCCAATGTAGCATATTCTGGCATTAAGTTCATCGTTACAAACGAACTCTATTCCGCTCACCGTCTCTCCGCATTTACGAATGCTAGCGAAGCGGAATTGTCGGACTACTACACAAAGGTACAGGCCGCTTTCCCGACTTACTTCGGCGACGCCATTACCCAGGGTATTGACATTGTTAGCTCTGGCGAATATGTTATTGTTGGCCCTACGGATGACCGCAGGCCAGATACGACCTCGTCTAACACCACTCGCAACTCTTCTGCTTACCTCAACCAGGTAAATGTCCGGTCTCAGTACGGCATGTGCGGTGGAGATTTTGATGGGTCGGTCGTAGAAGGTTTTCGGTCTGTCATCATTAACGCTAGCACCGTTATTTCCCTTCAAAACGACCCGGCTGCCTACGAGATTTACACCACAATATACAATACCGACACCGGAAATGTTGAGCAAAAGTGGTGGAAACTCCTAGATGCCGCTTACTATTCCCGCCCTATTACTAGGCGCCCTGCGGCTAAATTTGCAATCACCCGGCAAGAGCAACTTGACCTGCTCAACTCTACCCAAGTTGATAACGTGAGGTACTTCTACGAGACAGAAGTAACTCCCACAGGATTCAGCACAGGTCTCACAAACATTGAAAGTGACTTTCGCAATTTTGGCTTCCGCTTCAGGAACCCCTCGTTTGGACAACTCCAGTCAGTGTACACCATTGGGTGCGCCGTTGGAGTATGGGCTCTAAATGGCGGTCAAATCGCACTGACGAACAGTACAAGCAATTTCGGTTCAATCTCCTTTTTGTCCGAAGGTTTTGCCGGGATCAACTCTCTCGGTGGAGCACAGAACAACCAGAAAGGCTTCCTGCTGGAGGGTTTCCAGGTTCCTTTGGCCCTTCTTTACTCCCAGGCGACAGATGACGCAAACAAGCAAATTCTCTCGCTCGGTGGCAGGATTGTCTCAATAACGCCAGACCCAGATAACGACACTATCCAGAGAATCAACCTGAACGCAAAATTCTCCCCCCGTTACATTCTGCCGTACTCTCTGGCAGGCGGTTCCGCAGTGTGGGTTACAGACGGAACTAACACCTACCGGGCGTTTTTTGCTAACGATGGAGGCCCTACCGTCATACTCAACCCTACTGATCCCACTATTTACGCTAGTTTGAGGGTGCGGATCGGCGATAGCAACATCCCCACCGATCCCGCCACCTTCCCTTATCTGGGTGTTCCATTTATTCGCAGATTTATAGACCCTCGTGATGAGCTGGAAAGCTCCTACAGTTTTGTATTTCAAAACTCCTCCCCAATCGGTGTAGCGCCGGAGTTGTATTCGGTTCTCCGTCTGAACCAGAACAGCGATGCCGTTAATGCCAACACAATTCGCCCTAACGTTCAGTTTGACCCTGGCGAAACCGGTGGCTGGGGTCGAATTTTCTCAGTGGCAAAGTGTACTCCTGCCATCTTGGCTGAGTCCCCCCAATTTAACTACTCCATCTTCGACTCGCAGCAAGACAATCGTTACTACATCAACATCCACGAGACCGATGTTTCCCGTCCCTGGAACCAGGTAATCAACAACTCGACCGGTCAGGCTACTACATACAGTTATAAGAACTGGTACGCAGCTGAAAATAACTACTGGTACAATGTTTACTATGACGTCATATTTGAGAATGATACGGGTCCTCTTAAGGTGCCCCCGGTAGACACAAATTCTCCGTTCGTTCCCGCAGCGACCCTGATTCGACAGGAGCCGGTAACATCATCCTACCAAGGTGCGTACGGTGCTGACCCGGATACCCCCATCTACCCGGATAACTCTACGTATCTGCGAGGCTACACAATTCCTTACACGGCATCAAAACCCACCAACATCTTGAACGGGGATGACGGAACCCCGTCGATGGGCCTGTGTATCCACGACGTGTACAGCGGTAATTTCACGCAGACAACCCAAATTGTTGATCGCCTGTCTCGAATTCAGAACCAGCAACTTCCTGGCGATCTTTACCGTTATAAGCCCAACATTTTCCGGTTTGATGTTCTATCCACCGTAGATATTCCTAACCCTAAGCAAGAGCTTAGCATCATCCGGCTCTCCGACGCCACAGGAAGCAAGATCCAGTACATGCGAGTTATTGCCATCAACGGTACAACTCTGGATGCCATCGGGCTCAATGCCGAGAACAGCTTCTACCCAAACCCAACGGAGCTCCAACCCAATTGGCCCTCTGGCACCACAGTTCAAATCATGTCCCTCAATGAGACTCCCGTAGGTCGTGCCTATGACCCGCTGTGGGGTGTAACAAAGAGATCCGTTCTTCGGTTCCTGGATGTTATGGGTTACCCTGTGGAGGACATCTTTACTCTCCTTCAGCCCAAGTACTGGGGTGAAAGATTCGTGCCGGTCGAAGCTATCCCTGTGGCCCCTAATGTGAACGGCTACGCCCTGACCACCGCCCGTTGGCCGTGCGAGTTCAACACACCATCTTCCGTTGTGGCCAATACCCACACCTGGGCTTACGCCGGCTACTACAACTATTCCATTGGTTTGCCGATTTACCAGAATGCTGTATTGCCGAGAAAGCTAACAGCGGACTACCAATGCTACACTCTATGGAGCGGACGTCTGGCGGTATCCGGGGTTGACGAGAACGGGGAGTTCTTCCAGTTTGGCCCTCAGTTCCAGGCTACAACTTCCAGGTTCTATCAGCAACCTGACCCCGTGGTCAATCGCCCTAATCAGCAAATTCCCGGCTATCAATCTATCGCTG